CTTCTTTGGCTTTACATAGTTCGCCAGAATAAACGGGTTTAGATATAGCGGTGTTATCTGATTTGTCAGATGAAGAAAATTCTATATTTAAACTTTTAGAAATAGGATCAGGTTGTTCCATAATTATCCAGTAACTCCGCCCTGTAATATTAATATATCAGCTTCTGGGCTGGGTTTATCATCGTAACCAAAGAAATCTACTTGTCGAATAACAGAGCTAATATCTTGTTTAATGTAACCATATATGTAGGTCTTTGCTGTAAATCGATAAGTGCTAGTAATATACCTTCTTGTAGAAAAATCGCCTTCATATATTTCTAAAGTGTTTACATCATTAATAACAAAAGGCACATCTACAGATTTATGCAAATCGTTCATGTTGATAGACACTATAAATTCTGGAGAAAAATAAGGTAATATCTGTTCCATTATTTGTAAATTGTCATCAATATTTCTAGTATAAGAATATAATGTAAAATTAATATTATAAGGTGCTTCAGAAAATGTTTTACTTCCTGTTTGACTATTAGTATCGTAATCAAATCTGGTATTTAATTTGTTTAATCTTCTGGCTGGATCAGGTACAATACCAGATATTTCAAAACTCATTCTTGGAAGACTGCTTTGAATTCTAGTACTGTCAGAAATAGAACTAGGTTCTGAAAGTCTTCTTATAAATTTTTCTTTTGGACCATATGTTAAAGGAACGGTAGTTATAACTGTATTACCATTAGAAGTTGTCTGTAACTTTATTTGATTAAATAGATTACCAAAAGCAATAACTATTTTTTTAATTGACGCGTTATAATACTGATTAAACATTAGTATCTTCCTTCTGAGAATGGATCAGTTTCTGTAAAATCAAATATATTATTTTCATTCTTTTGTAGTTCTAGTGCTTCGTTGTCTCCATCTAGAGTATGGTCTACAGGATTTATTATAGCAATATCACTTGTAGCTTCTTGACTGAATAAGTAATACTCAAGACCAGAAACTGCTCCCTTGATGGATTGTGTCTGCGAAACACTTGCAGTAAATGCTCCAGATATGCCTGTAAGATATGCATATCCTGTGTTTCCCTCTCTGTATCCTTCTTTTGCCATAATTGCAGTTGCTGTAGCATTACTTAAAGTTACAGACGCATTGTTTACAACACCAAGAACCTGATATAGAGTCTCACCAAGATAGAAAGTAGTCTTGGAAGGATACGTGTAACCCGGACTTCCAATAAGAGACAGAGTAACTTTTGTTATAGCTTTAAGTCTTTCAGTTTCTACAGTATCAATATCTGTATTACCTGTATCGATATTTTCTCGATTATATGTGAACAATTCACACGATAATTTATAAGAATATAATTTACCCAGTTGATAAAAAGGATTTTCGTGTTCTACAAAATTAATTTCAAATAATGATTTAGAAAGAGGAAAATAAATTAAATCGCCTTCTCTGGGTCTAAAAATATCAGTATATCTTGTTCGTATTTCATTTTCAAATCGTTTTTTTGAAACAACTAAATTAATATTATCTTTAACTTCTATTCCAAATTTAGAAATGACATCTCCTTGGCCTTCAAATCCAGAAACAGACTCTATATACATTTCTAAAGGAACTCCTTTGGTATAGGATACTTCTTGTCCTTCACCAAACAGATCATTCTTTATTAGAACATCTCTGGGTATATACAACATATCTCTTCCCATAGTTTTTATTATTTCTATGGTAAGATCTTCTACAAGATTTTGTTCTGCTGAATAATCTTTAAAATAAGGATTAGTTGCCATTTTAACCTGTCATAAAGTTTGGTGGTAGTTCGTATTCTGACAACATTTGTTGTTCTATTACTGCTATTTCTTGTATCGCTTCGGTATAGATTTGTGATCCTTTAAGTGTAACACCACCAGGCAACATAACGCCATCGTATTTTGCCATGTTGGAGCCCCACTGTCTCTTTATAAGAGCTGTAACATAACGCTTTAAATAACGGTCGTTCCATATCTCTGTATATTTTTCTGGATCTAAAGCAGCATATGTTTCAAACATTAAATATTCACCAGCTCTCATTTCTGTTCCCCAGTTAGTGTCTATATAAATTCTATTTGTTACTTTACTGAAACGAACAGTTTTTTCTGGTTGAAAAATGTCTTCTATAAGTTTAATGTAACGCTTAACAGAATCGTAACCAGCCAATCCCATAGCATTACCATAACCTGTTAAATTACGATTAATACCAAAGTAATCGGTTAATGCCATTTGATAACGAATATCAAACATGTTGATATTAGTAAAAGGCCCAAATTGCATTACTTTGATTACAGAAACTATTTCTTTACCGGTAGGACCGTCTCCAGCAACAGCTGGAAAATCTTCGGTAGAAATATATTTGTTTGTAATATCTTGGTCTGTTATTTGATGAGAAAAATATGTTTTTTCTACACCATCAAAATGGCGCTCTGTAAAATATTGAAGAGCATCGTCTACCCGATCCTCACACTGTTCCCAATCAACATTGATATCTACAACAGGAGCTCCTAATTGGCGTAAAGAATACTCTATTAACGTTTGTTTTGATGTTGGTGTTGCCATAATTGCCCTAATATATTATATTTAGGGCTTTTTATAATTATGGTTTTGGAGGTGTCTGTGGGGGGTCTGGAAGTGTTACAGAAACAGAAGAAACATCATTATAATTCATATTTTCAATATAGTATTTTCTTGTAATAGGAGATATGGCTTCATCTGGTTGACTGGATTTATAATTAGTAAAACCAGGCATATTTAATGGACAATTTAATTTAGGGTAATCTAATTTACTATACTCAGCTTCAGTACCAGCCAACCAAGTAAGAGGCTTATCTCCACAACCACAACCACCACAATAAAATTTATCTGGTGTGCTACTTTTCTTTAAATGTTCACATGGAGGGAGTTGCCCGCCTTGTTGCTTATTTCCAAAACAGCTTAAAACACGAAGTTGTTTTGTTGGTTTATTCACTTTCTTGTTTTCTAAGCCTCTGGACGTTAAGGCCATAGCAAAACTTTGCACCATACCAAGTTTTTTTTGGATAATGTTTTTTTTATCTTCCGGATTTCCTTCTACACGAAATGCCGGAGGATTGTCTGAATTAACTGCTTTGTTCTTGCATCCACATGGTTTTTTTTCTTCTGCCATACTATAAACTCCTGTATATATTAATCTTGTAAATAAATTCTTCTACATAACCTAATATTAGTTGAAGTATGTCTAGACATTATTGTTGTTCTTCCTACAGTTGGTTTTCCAAAATGATGACCATATACAAAATAATTGTTATTTACATTTTGTTGTGTTAGAGTGTTTACAGAATTGCTGTTTCTGTTAAAAAATACTGTAGAAGTCATATAATATGTATCACCTGTAAATCTAGAAAATCCATTAGGAATATAAAAATCATAATTGATATTTTTACTTATATATGCACATTCATCTTGACTGGGTATATACCAATCAATAAAACCATTAATATTTTTCTTTCGTATATCACTAAATGTTTGTGAATTAGGCCCGTAATATTGCAGACCGTTTCCGTACGTATTAAAGAATCCATCATAATAAGAGGTTTCTATAATTTCATCTGAATCTTGGGTTCCCATAAATGGTAAAACACCATAATCTTCAGGATGAACAATTAAAATCCAACGTTTATATTTCGATCCGAACGGATCGTATCGTGCTGTATATTCTTGTCCTTCTCCTGTGAGAGGATTACCGTAGACTCGCGATGGAGCAGCAGACGCAGGAGTATTAAATATACCAACATAAATACCACCCTGATATATTTCACCGGGCTGTGGTAATTTCTTTAAAATATTTGTAGACGATTGTAAATCAGATAGAGTTTCTACTGGAGGTTGTGGTATGATACCGTCTTTAGGAAATTGTATAGCATCACAATAACCACTGTCACAAGAAAACAGACCAAATGCACTGGATGTCCACCAACCAGGACATGTTTCTTGTGTAGTTGTGGCACAATCTGTTGTTTCTGTGGTGTAATTTCTTGTACAACAATTACCAGCAGAACTGTTTGCAAAACAATCAACTCCTGTTGTACATTCTGCAAGTAATTGTGATTCTGGTATTGTTTCTTCTGGAGTACATTCCGTGGATGCTGGTTCTCCTGCAGTTGTTTCTACAAAACACCGTCTACCGCCAGAAAAAAATGTCTTGTTGGTATTGGGACTTCCTTTTGCCGCACAGTCAGCTTCAGTGCAAACATCCTCACAAACTGTTGTGAATGTGCCATCTCCGTTTTCTTCAGAATAACAGCACGCTTTAGGATAACGTACATCTATGCCAAAAACGTTTACACACGCTCGTTTTATGTCTTTTAGTGTGGTAGGTATTACAGTTCCTGCTCTCCATTGTCCTCGTTTTTGTTCACAATTACATTTATTAATTCCAGTTTCTATTCCATCATTAGTTTTAGGATCAAAAGTAGATTGGTCTGAAACTTCAGAACAACTACAGCATATTCCTACTTCTGACGGATCTGGACAAACAAATGTAGTATCATCACTGAAATAACCCGTACAGCCAGATCGTTGAGTTCCTCTACTAGTTCCATCAGGATAACAACAAACTCCAATTGGATTTGAACCAACTGGAATAGGGTTTAATTTTAAAAATTGACCACTAAATCTGCTGTTATATTCCGTTCCCATTTAACAATCCCTCAACTGATCACATATATCATATGTATTTTCGTCGCATAACATCTCTACACAACTTACAGCATCTTCTGTTCTAATAAGTTTACGTTTAATATACGGTTGTATTAAATTTTGTTGATTATTATTAATAATAACGTTATTTACAAGAGTTGTGGGAGAATTTATAAGGGTTTTATAATTAGTCACCCAAAGTTTTTCTACTCCGCTGAAATCGGCTTGGCTGGTAGCAAGAGGATTAGTAACCCCTAACTGTATATCACCAACGCTTTCGCGAAGAGCGTTTACTCCGTTAATAACAGCAGATTTAACAAACTGATCTGTATTCATAAGTTGTAGTGCTTCACTTGGAGTCAATTCTGTTTCTACAGGAACTCCTCCTATAATTCTTATTATTTTTATTGTTTGAATGTTTGCTGTATATATTCTTGGTTTTAAATAAAATCCGTCTTCAAGAGTTACTCTGTAATTAGATCCTCCAACAGGCGTTACATCAGAAATAACTCTGAGACCATTATTTGCTTGTTCGTATACTGTTCTTATATTAGTCCATTTAGGAGATGGTATTTTTAGTCCTGTTGGATATTGGGTAGTTCCAGTATAGGCAAAAAATACATCTAAATTACTAAACGGATACGGAGAGTCCGGATCTACACCATCGTTATTTAATTCTATACCAACATTACTGAATATAAAGTGGCAAAAACCATCACCACAACAAGTGGCTGCATTTAGAGTTATAGTACTTAGACACTCCAAAAAGTCTGGATCTACTTCTATACTATTACAACCACATTCCGGAGGTCCACTGCAGCTTGTGTTTGTAAATCCACATGTCCCGGATGGGCAACCACCACAATCACATTTTGGATTACCACAATCTTGCATACAAACACCAGTAATTTGTACAGCACCACTTTTTGAAGCACAAACGCATCCAGCACACGGATCACTAGTGGTTGCCTGTGATCCACCGGAGGTAGCAGTAGATTCGGTAGTAGATTCGGTAGTAGCGGAAGATTCTGTTGTGACTGTGATAGGGGTGCTTGGTTCTGTTGTGGTTTGACCCGAAGTCACAATAGTGGTTCCAGTACCAGTGCCTGGATCAGTAGTAATAACAACTTCTTGAACTAGTGAAGACAGTTCCGGTCTAACTATTAATTGACGATACTGACCACCCGGAACTGGAGCTCTTTGCGTGTTTTGTCCTGTTATAGGATCTCTGTACAATACGTCTACGCTCTGTGTTTCACATAAAGTTGCAGGTTCTGCAGAAGATGTAACATATTCATCTTGTAGACTTGTTGCTGCTATGGCTTGTTGTGTGGGATCAGAATTAAAATCAGAAATTTGAGCTATTTTCCCAGGGTACGAACTGTCATATAAAATTATTGGTCGTTCTTGATCTATCCACGATTGTTCTGCAGTCGCATATGAACAACATGGGTTGGGAGGAATAGGATTTTCAGCTCCTTCTCCATAACCCCATTCTGTTAACAGATTACCGTGTTCTCCAGGAATTATTTTTCCTTTTTGCACGTTACTAATAAAGAACATTTCGTTCAGATAAACATCGTATTTAATACCAATTTCTGCAGTTTGGTCTGCACTCCAACCATAACCCGGATCTAAAGTTAATTTAATTCCATTATATGTTTTTAAATCTGCATCGCCATAAACTTTGGTTCTCTTAACATATTCTGCATTTTTTACAGTATCTTTATGAAGATCTAGATATTTTTGTCGATAATCAGGAACACCATTTCTATTTAAAGAAAGCGGTTTTTCATACGGGCCATTTAAACCGTTTAATAGTGAATAATAATCAGTGGGCATATAATATCGTAAACTATCAGGATCGTTGGTACTATAATTTAACAGATCCATGGAATACGTGTAATCTCCCCATTTACTACGAGGATGTAATCCGGTAGACACATAATTACTCATATTTTTATACGAGAACATATCTGTTAGCCAAATATCGATACCGTCTGACTTAGCTGGTAAATACCACGTATCTAAATCGTAGCGTATTAAAAGCTGATTAGTTATAGAGCTTAAAGGCCATTGTCCCGGAGAACCTAATGGACGATATCCGTTTCCTTCCGGATCTGTATCCAGTGTTTTATATTTAATAGAAATCCATGGGTAATTATGCCACGAAATAGTCCCAGGCCATTTCATAAAAGGTCCAAATGCCACATCACTGGGCTTCCAGAAATATACAGAACTAGTAGAATTATGTGGTGAAGTTAAATAGTGATTGTAATTAATTCTGTTTGATAGTGATTGCCAGCTGTAAAAATTATTGGGGAGTTCTGTCGGCAAATATTGCCAAACACCGTTAAAATAATCTGGATCGTTTACATTCCAAAAATCTTCTGGTATCTGTAGTAGATCTCCATTAAAATGCCCTATAAACACAGGAGATTTGTGTGTAACCACAGAAGTTGTAGGATCCTTTTCAAAGAATCCTGCTCCTAGTCTCCATTGAGGATCACCAAAATTACTAATATATTTAATATCAGTATATTTTTGCTGTAAAGTTCCTATTATGTTTTGATAATTAAACAAAAAATGGTTATCAGCAAGTGGAGTACTTCTGTGTATAGTAGCAGGACCTGATCGATAATGTTTAACCAAATCTGGAAGACTGTTGCCAATGTTGAGGTTTATTCCACTTACTATTTCTGGTGATACTGTAGGATCTAAGAATCCTAAGAACGGATTATCTTTTTCTGTGTTACCACCAACGATTGCGGGAGTGCCTAGTTCCAGGGTAGGATCGTGATATTCACTAGTGGTTAAGAAATTAACACTATTCCACTTAAACGGAACATATAACCATTGAGGAACAGCATTATCTTCATAAAATACATTTCCTGAACCGTCTTTTAACTTCCATTTCCATCGTCTTTGTTCTAATGAAGAATTTGTGCCGTATAATTGTGTAGACTGTATATTACCACCAGAAGTAAAATACACATCATGCGTAGAACGAAGAATGCCTAAATTAAATGGAGTATCTATGTCCCATCCTGTGTTTCTTAGATTCATCCATGCAAATCCTACAGAAGGAATTTCTAGTGGAATGCTGTAAAAATGTAGTCCATTACCTAAGGCGTCAATCCATGCATTAGTTCTACCGTCATATTCTGAACCGTTTATAAGATCTGTCTCTGGCCATTTAGGACTCATTCTTGGCGGAAGACCTGTGCTTGGTGGAGGATTTACATCATATCCATTATTATCATAAAAATATGCTGGAATATACGAACAATCAATTGGAGATCCCACATACGGATCAAAAGTAATACCAATTACAGACAAATCACGATCTATAGGAGACCAGTTTAAAAATGTTTTTACTATATTAGTGTAAGTATTTCCGGTTAAAAGAATGCCGTCAGTCGTTGGAGCATTAGTTGCATAGAAATCTTGGGTTACTTTAGTTGCTTCGTCTCGTTTTGTTTCAAACTTGGGATAATAACTATTATAAACAAGTGGGGATGCATTATTATATTTTTGATAATATCCCGAAGATCTAGAAATACCACACATATATGCCCAGGGCATAAATTCTAAAGTACTATTTCTTGTAGCAAACTGTGGTATTTTATTTAATGATTGAAAATACGTGTTTGAAAATCTTCTGCCTGTATGTGAATCATAAAACGCACAAGATTTTAAGTTTGGGCCTCTTTCTGAGGCTTCAGCATATACGTATTGCTGCACAAGATTACCTGCCATAACAAATTCATAACCCTCTCCTGTTTTTAAAATATTAGTAGTAGACAGGGCAATTTCGTGAGGAACTGCAATTCCTGCACCAAATATTGGATCATTTCTTACAGTAAGATCTGTTGTAGTTAGATCTCCATTAGGAGAACCAAACACATTTAATTTTTTAGGTCTATTAGCTACAAAAAACTTTCTAGCTTTAGCTTCGTCAACTATAGTTGGAACAGTTTCTAACCAAGCTTTATAACCGATACAAACTGTTGCAATTTCTTGTTGTTGCTGTGTATTGCAAATTTGACCTAGATCAAATGCACCATTTCTTCCGTCACATTCTGCTTCTGAAAGATAAGTGCAAGTATTGTCGGGAAGATAACACGCACCTCTTCTAACATAACCTGGAGGATTATTTGAATTACATGCTGCTCCTGGATCAAAATATGCCCCAACACAACAATCAGAACTAGTTTGATTACAAATCCAACGGTTTTGTGTTTTATTATAATGATAACAAGCACCAGTTGCACCAACACAACAGAAAACTTTGGAAGGATCTAACTGAGCAGGATCTGGTTCTCCGCCTCCGCCAGCAGTTTCGCAAACTGTAAGTTTGCCCATAAACACACCAAAAGAATTCTTACAGTCCTGATAAGCAACATTATCCTGGCATAAACCTCCATTACAGCATGCCCCTGTTAGTCCTATTTGGTGCTCACAGCAGTCTACAGTATTACATGTTCCCCTAACTGGACTACCACCCAACCATTTGCATGCTCTATAAGTTAATCCTGTTCGGCAAGATCCATCAATACAGCACACAATGTCAGTTTCTCTACAAGGATCATAGCACCAACGACCAGTGGCTTCTACGTTTGATCCTGTTTCGTTGCTGGGTAAACCATCAGGAAGTGAAGTACAATCGAACGTTTCTGTTCCTTCAAAAAATGTACCTTTAATCAAATCGCAAGCATAACGAGTAGTATAATGATTGCATTTTCCTTGAGAACAACATATACCAGTCTGATTAAAACAACTGTTCTCACAAGTTTTTAATGAATTAAATGTGCCACCATAAGTATTACATTTTTGAGAAGTAACATAATCAAAACAACCATCATCTGTACAACACGAACCAAAAGTTGGTTCTGTTGTTGTTGGATACGAAGAGCCTATACCACGCTCAACAAAAGAAGCGTAGAAAGATAATCCGCCATCGTATGTTGTAACATTTAATATATTTAATCCAGGGAAAAACCAATAAGTAGAAATGGATCTTTCAGAATTTGTTGAATCTTCTGAGAAATATAAATTAGAAGGAAGATTCCAAACATCTTCACCACTAACAAATAAAGTAAATGTTTGAACTAGATCTGAACTGCTAGCATCTAATATAAAATTCTTAATACCAATAGGAGTAGTTATTTTGTATGCAGTTCCATTTTGAACATTTAATCCTATACCATCTACATCTGAAGTTGTTATTAATCCACCAATAGGAGCAATTTCTCCTCTTTCAAAAGGACCTAATATTCCTAATTTATTTTCAATACTAATATAGTCACCAGAAAAAGAAGAAGAAGGAGTATATTCATTAGCTGTTAATCCTACGGAAAAATATGTATTTACTCCTTGTGTTAATCCTCTGATTCTACTAGATGAAACTTTTTGAGAAGTTTCAGTATACAAAAAGGTGTTTATACTGGTAGTGCCTATAATTACTGAAGACGGATCTTCATTAAGTGTTAATAAAACAAATGCTGTAGGATTAGAAGCAGGCCCAGTATATGAAACAGATAAATTTTCTGCTCCGTAAAGACTATTAAAATTAAAAGTTTGACCGCTCTGTACATTCTTAAATATACTAAATTTATTATGTACTCCGTTTAGAGTTCGTCCAGCAGAATTATAAACGTTACCAGAAGGACCAGTAAATCCGTAAACAGAATATTTTAATCCGTCTGTGATATAAAATTCTACTCTACCATCATCGAAGCCGCTTTCTACTTTCCAAATCCAAGAACCAGTATTTCCAGTAGCACCAGTAGGACCTAATGCACCCATAGGTCCAGTTGCACCGATTCTACCAGCAGGGCCTGTTGGACCTGTTATACCTGTAGCACCTCGTATTGCACTGCTTCCTATGGTTGATGGCATAATAAGTTTAATTAATCGTTAGATGGTGAGCAATTTGTACAATCAAACAGTTCTGAACCACTGTACAATAACTGTTCATTACTTTCAATATCATATGAATATATAGGTATCATTCTAATAGGTCGTAATTTAGCATAATTAACGTCACGTTTTATGGAATTTACACTTCCAGTTTTAAAGTTTTGTGCATACATGTTATGCCCCAATGCAGTTTTGTATTCTTTCCATGCTTTCTTATTTGGGTCTGTGTCATTAAATACTATTTCTAAATTTTTATTTATACCGGAAGAATATAAAGCATTGCCACGAATAGCTGGAGCATTAACAACACCAGAAGTAGAAGACCAATACCAATCATTTCCTGTTAGAGGTTCTCCGTTTCCAGAATTTATAATATTTTCATTTATTTTAATATAATTATTGTAAATTATATTTAATTCCGCAATACTTGGTATATACCAATCAGAATAACCATTATAATTAGTTTTGTTTATATTTGAAATGTATTTTATAGACGAGTCTTGCGGATTGGCAGTTTCCCACATTTGATTATATTTTTCTGTATAATATACAGAATCGGATGTTATTCTCGTTGGATCTACATTAGTTCCCCAATAAGAATTAAGAGTATGATTGAATTTTTTATATGCTAAAGGATCTATTCCATTTTTTATCGGAGTAAACCATATTAAATTATTACCAGAAGTATGATCAAACATCTTGGTGTTTAAATATCCATTTGTTATACTAGTTCCGTATGGAGTTAACTCTGTATTTTCCCACAAATATAAACCGTAATCATTATTTTCTTGAGAAAATCCGTTTGTTGCTGTACTTAACCCCCAAGAAAGATCATCACCACTAACATTTTCTGGAGCAACAATAATAGCCCAGGCTCTCGGTATTTTACCATTTGTATAGATTTTATCTGCTACAGTTTTAAATGCTGAAACTGCATTATATCCGTATTTCCTATTACCGTCTGGACTACCGATGCAATAATTTGTTTTGGCATAAATTTGAGGTAAACACAGCTCTTGAATTCTATTTGTATAAGTTATATACGGAATTTCTGAAGAAGCATCATTATTAACATTCCACGATAAGTAGTTAACATTAACAGATATTGCTTTACCAGCTCTGGATAATAAATCGTTCTCTAAAACGTATCTTCCAGCAGGCAGATTATTACATTGACAACTATGAGTTGTTGAATAACCACCATTAACTGGAATATAATTTACTATTTTTCTTTCTCCAGACCATTCTAGATTAGATATAAGCTCCCCTCTAGCAACTGCAGGTGTAGAATTCCAACAAGTTGGAGTGGGATAACCTATAAATCCAGCAAAATAGCCTCCACCAAAATAATCACCAATTTTTAATGTGCATGGCAATTCGGTAGAATTATCGTACGATGTGATATTATTTTCTACAGATTTAGAGAAGAAATTTGTTAAATTGAGTGCTTCTTCTGTAGAACAACAAACAGTATTTTGGCATACTGTTCCTGGGCCTTGATAAATGCCATTAAATTTTGCACAATCTGGTGGCAAATAATTTTCATAACAAGTTATACCTTTACAACAAGCTCCATAGTAACCGTATTCACAACAATTTACTTCTGTACAGGGTTTGGGTTGGAATATACCACCAAATTGAAAACATTTATCTTCTTGTATGTTAAAACAACGACCATTTATACAGCAACTAAAATTACGTTCGCCAGTTGTAGGATTAATGTTGCACAGATTTGGACATTCATAATTTAAACAATTTACTCCGCGAGCAAAGAAACCATTAAATTTTTTACATTCTTGTTCGCTGATATTATCGATGCATTCTCCATTAACACAACAAGAACCACCATAGAAACAACCATAGATAGAGTCGTTTCTTCGTTCAGAGCAAGACATGCTTGAAAATACACCATTTACAGAGTTACAATAATCTCTGTGAGCAAAGTCTAAACAAATGTTAGTATCTGCAGTGTCTCCTGCACCAGCTTCATCACAGAAACAACAAGAACCATATAATCTAGCAGAGCTACTTACTGTTACTCCACTTGTTAAAGTTTGTACAAATGAAATGCCTTCAAGTTGATTTAAATTGTTTACAAATTTGATATATTTTTTATTTACTGCAGTTAATCCTGAAGGACTGTTGTAGATTTTTAATCTGTCAATACTTGTATTTACTGTTTTTGGTGACAAAACTAAACCAGCATGTTCTGTTTCGTCATTTAAAAAGAAATTAGTCCCGTGAGTTGTTCCGATTTGTACATTTATATTAGTTAGTCCAGCTATGGTTTTGTATTCTTTAAATGTAGCAATCTTAGCTAATAAAACACTTTCAGTAGTTATTCCTTGTTGTTGTGCAGTGTAACCAGCAATTAAAAATCCTTGATAATTTAAAGATTTTGCTGGAGAAATTGCATCACTAAAGTAAAGTAAAGTATTTACACCTAAACTAGATCTACCTAATGTTAACCCTGTTAAAGTTATACCTGCTGAACCTGCAGTGTATCCAATATCTCCTGTTACTGCTAATGTTTTAAAATAACTGGTTATTCCTATTTTTTCTTTAAAGAAAAGAAATTGAGTTGTGGGAGAACTAGCTGATTCAAAATTTTCTATAAAATAATTTTGTAATGGACCACCCACGTTTCCTGCTGGTCCCTGAATACCTGATGCACTCAATTGTCGGCCATCTGAGGTCGTGACTATAACCGCATTATTAGAAGATTTACTTACAAATACCACATTATATCCGGCAGAACCAGTCGATCCTGTAGTTCCGGTTGCTCCAGTAGCACCAGTAGTACCAGGACGACCACGATTACCAATAAAATCAAAAGGAGAATCTCTGTTTATCAACAGAGTCAAATCATCTAAATTTATTGTACTAGAACCTATTCTTGGCATTTTATTCGTCTATTTTTGGTGTTGGAGTTTTCCAAAGTTTATAATCTGGATCTGTAGTTTTTGGATAATAACGGTCACATCTAAGCATTCGTACTGGTCTAACTTTTGCTGTATCTGTTCTTGAGTATTTATAGCCAATAAATTTATTTAAATTTCCACCACTATCAATATTCATAGCCCACGCCATGCTACCTGGTGCTACTGTTATTCCTTTTATTCCTTCATTTTTAGCTAAATTAAATGTTCCATTTGATGTCCAATAAACACCAGAAAGAGGCTGATATCCTTTTGTGAATAATATAGTATTAAAATTAGTTAGATATGGGGATTCATCATCTAAACAATTCAAAGCAATAAATCCTAATTCATCATGACTGGGCAAATACCAATCTGACAAAGCAATATTATTAGAGGTTATTCCTTGTGCTTCTGATATTAAATCATCGCCTATTAATTTTACTGTTCTTGCTGCAGTTATTTCTGAACCAGATATAAAATTATTATAAGTAAAATATCCATTAGGATCACTGTACTCAAACCAGTTACAGTTTTCTGCAGAGATTATTCTAATTGTATTGTGAAGACCCCAAGAATTGTGCCACAACCCATTTAAAGAATATACAGATTTACCAAGCACTCTAGAAATTGTATCATTACCATATTTCGTAATACTTGTACAAGGTGCAAAAGAATTCATATACAAGCTCTCTGATAAAGTTAAACCCGAAGAAAAAGTTGCACCAGTAAATCCGTTGAAATATCCTTCAGAGTATTTTAGATGTGTGTCGTTATAGTTGTATTCATCGTAATTTAATTGTAAATCATAATACGTACCAGAATCGTCTAATAATGGACCCCAAGCGGTTTGAGTAGTTCCATGACTCCATTTAAAAGTGTTAGAAAACACTTTATCTGTAATAAATGGATTTACTATATTAGCCGATTCTACAGCGATATCGTATGGATAAGAAATCATGATATAAGAATCGTCATCTGTACATCTTCTTGTACTTTCAGAATAGTATGCAGAATGGTCTTTAAAGGATTTAAATATTTGAAGGTTATATGTATTTCCAGAAGAAATTGTATTTAGTTGAGGCGAAAAATATTCTTTAATTCCAAGTATTTCTGATTTACCTGGAGTAAATTTACCTACAACAATACCACCACCGTATTCATCTCCAGGATAAATTCTAACACCATCAATATATCCTAAACATGTATCTTTTTGTGGGCAAGAATAATCAGAACAATCTGTTCCATCTCCTAAGAATAAACCACCAGCAGCTAAACATTCATTAAAACCAATATTTGTACCACAAGAATTTAATTGAGTGCAACAAGCTCCAGTTCCACCATTACATACATTATTGGCACAAGTTATTCCTATACCTTGGAAAAATCTTCCAGATCCTACACAACTAGTAAAATCAGTGTATTCACAACCACCAACGCCATCACAACATGCTCCCAATTCTTGAAACAAATCAGAACAGGTCACAGAGGAACATTGTGTATAATTTCCATTATATTTAATATCAATAGAATTCATTCCTGTGTATCCTAAACATTCTGTACATGTTAAATCTTGTACACAGTTATATAAAAATGTATTATATGTTTTATATTGAATACAACAAGAACCTGGTAGATTGCATATTATATTACTAGTTCCGCAGGTAGTACCTGGACCATGAAAATAGCCGGTACAATTTTCTATTGAATCTATAGAACATGTGCCATCTATTAAACAACATGCTCCAGTAGTTCCAGACAAATATAATTCTTTTTGTGCTTGTGCTTCTAAAATGTCATCGTATTCTATTGTTTCTAATTCACCAGTTTCAATCATATTTAAACCATTAATTGTTTGATATGGTGATTTAATATATTTTGATACTTGTGGTGGAGCAAAAGAATTAATATCGCAAGTAGCTTTAAATCCTAAACCATTTGTAGTGCACGCATTTGTTGAGCTATTAATATCTACAACAGATGCGTACCAAAGTCCTTGAACAGCATAAAAATTAATTAAAATTGAACAGGATTCTGTGGTGCCGTCTGTTTTGATAACATTATAACATGGTTGTTTGTTATCAGGCCAAAGAATATTTCCTTTAAATTTATCTGTTAAAGGAGTGCTGTTTTTTGCATTTCTTACATATAGACTAAAACTGGTTACAAATCCGCCACCAAATTGTGTTGATTGTGGAGGGTTAGTTATTGTTACCGTTAATTCTTTTGCAGAACCATCAATAATAAAAACCGCAGGAGGAATTCCATAAGAAACAGAATCGCTGTTACCAACATATGGATTGATAAAGCAATCCATTGTTGTTCCTCCTTCTAAACAATAACTATAAGGTCCTGTTATATTTTTACTTACATTTATTGCCTTTTCTACAAAATTAGCACCTATAAAATTTATAGATCTGTTAGGTTCATCATAAAAAACATTCAATGCTCTTTGATATTTACGGTCATCTCCAATTTTTGCTAGATCGTATTTTCCTGCTCCAGCTTCTGCTGTTATGCCTGTATTAACTATATTTTTAACTGTTATAAGAGCACTATTTGGTTCTTGTGTAAAAAATATTTTTGAATTTACAGTATTATTTTTTAACTGTAATCCGCGTACTTTAATACTGTTAGAATTATATGCTTCAGCAAATGTATATCCTGCAGCGGTTTGCCCAACAGTAATTAAAATTTCACCGATTCCTGTGGGTCCTTTTGCAATTCCACTAGCAGTTATAGTTGAACCATTATTAAATATATTAGTTAAAATATTATTAATTATGGTTATACCGGTTACGTATGCACCAGTAGGGCCTGTAATCCCATAACCAATAGGTCCTGTGTTTCCTGTTGGGCCGGTGGGTCCCGTAGCTCCAGTATAAGTATACTGAGAACTATACGGATTTATTACGCTGGAACCTAAAATGCTCATAAATTATAGAATTGATTAATTTGATTTACTAAGGTTTTTAGTGCATCTAGTTCCGATAAAACGTTTCTATCATCTACTATAAGCTCGTCTGATTTTACTGTCAACGATTTAACTTCTAAAGCTTCAGGAATAAATACTTTAGCACTAGGTTTAGCAACAACATAGGGAATAACAGAATTTGAACCAATAGTTATCTGAGGAACTTGTACCGCAGGCAAAGTAAAATGGCTTTTTTGTGTACTGTCAATATAAGTTAAAATGTTTAAACCACCGTCTCTTGTAAAATACAATGATTTAGTTGAATCGTATAGTGTTTGTGCTTCTTGTTTTTCTACCCATATAGACAGTGTTGATTCGTCTACTTGCCTTATAATAGCATTTCCTGTTTTAATTCCGTTTACTAGTTGAAATGCTGTCTGATTCACTAACGAATCCCAAGTAACAGGTATGATTGATGCGGGTGTTAATGTTATTTTTTCCCAATATTTTCCTTGATCGCCTATAACATCATACAATTCTGAATAAGTTTCTATAGAAAGAATCTGATCTGAAGAAGCATCAATCATAGTTTCGTCTAGCTGACTTCTGTCTGCAACAGTTCCTACAGAACCTACAAGACTACCACCTACTCGAACCGATGCTCCTGTTCCTACTTGATAACCAACATAATTTACTACAACACAGTTGTAATCTCCGTGTGGTGCAACCTGAGCAACTACTTTTGCTATACCACTAGTAGGAGCAACTCCAGTCAATCCTCCTGGATTACCAGCACTATCTAAAAATAACACGTCATATCCGCCATCGAAGCCGCCGCCCTGACTACCAGATGCTTGTATAGCTGCTAATAATTCTGGTGGATATTTAAGAGATCCCTGTATTACTACGTCTAGCGTTGCAATGTTTCCACTAAGATCTCTTGTTACAGTTTCCACCACTCCTAAAACTTCAGCATCGACTGGAGTATAGTTATATGATGGTTGATAACTAGTATTAAACGCGTCCCAGCGAATAACACTTCCACCGGTAATTCCAGCGTCTATGCTAGCGTCATTACTATTAATTTGTATTTTTAAACGAGTACCAACACCACTAACAGTTAATAGCGGTGCGTTTATTGTGCGACTTATTGGTGTAGAAGAGTACGATGGCATTTAAATGTCCTTTAGGTGTTTGTCATAAAAACGTCTGAGTCTATAACGTAATGGAACTGTAATGTGTCTAAACTAAACGCTCCATTTTGGATGTACACCACCATTTGTGTGTTATTAAACGACGAAACTGTTATGGTTGGAGCGTTTAGTTTAGCTACCCGATAAGAGCGTAACGCAGAACTCCAAGGACACACAGAAGCAGAACCACCAGTCATTTTCATATCATTACCAGCAGACACATTATATGCTTCATTGATATCGCCTGTAGTATTACTAAACAAAGTAACAGAGTTTGGTGTTACCACAGTTTTTATAGGGTATTTAACCACATAATTTTTAACGGTTAACAGATTTCCTAAAGTTAATTCTTCGTGAGTTTCTGTGTTTATACTGCCGGGAGTAACGTCATGAGGATACGTTTTAAAGTAGTACGGACTACACCTTTCTACTTCTTCGTTTATATTAACTGGACCGTTAAACCCGTAATTTTCTCCCAGATCTAGTCGCACATTTGCAATATCTCTTGCGTATTGACTGGAAGCAAATTCAAATCCTATT